TGAGAGAGTTGCCCTATTTCTCTAATTCTTTTTCCCAAAACAGTCAACATCTCTCTATTTACACGCTCTATACGTCTCACGAATCTCTGTTCAACTAAAAACAATGCCTCTTCGCTTAGTATCATGATAAACTCCAATTTATTTTTTATCTCTCTAAGAACTCCTATCATACACCAACTAATTGATCAACTGTTGGTTCATTAGACTGTAATTCCTCTATTTTCTTACGTGCTACATCCTCAACCTCATTGTAAATTTTAACTCTGTACTCAACTTTTGAGGTTATGCCGTTGTTGACTTCTTGCATCAATCTAGACTGTTCAGCACTGTCATTTTTGAATCTAGAATAATCTGTTATTATCTCTACTGTTGTCGTTTGTATATTAGCTAAATAGCAAATTGACTCAATTAGATGCTTTATGCAATCTATCAGAACCACATCATAATTATCTTTTGTTCTGTAAGCATCACTATCTCTACTTAACACTTCAGTTGCTGTCATGGGTTGATTCCCGCTGAAGCTGTAGAAATTCTCACCAAATCCAACGTTACTAGATAACCAATTTACTTCTGCTTGTATACTCTCTATGTGTTCTTGATATCTCAAATTAAAGTCTATTTCTTTTACAGGCTGCTGGTCCATGCCTCTGAGGGCTACATATGTTGTATCATTTCGGTCAAAGTACATTGTTGTTGTTATATTGCCTAACTCGTCGACTGTAGGTAGTCCTTTTAGACTTGAGGCATCGACTAGGATACGTTTTTTACCTGCTACGAACTCATTATTGAAACTATCATACTTTGTGTCAATAGCCTTTAATCTGTCAATTGAATTAGCAAAAATAGAAATGCCAAGTGGGTTATCTAAATCATAATTATTCACGATTGGGAATTTTAAAACTTGAAAATGAGGGTCATCTATATTTTCGTAAACTACAACCTCCTTAACTTCGGGGAATAATAGTGCAAAAGGGTAAGATTCGCCAAGTTCTTCGTTCGTCTTTGACTTGTAAAGTTCGTTATACTTTGCATATACTTTGTTTTTAAATGAGTGATATACAAGATGTGTGTAGTAAACAGTGTCTGAGCCTTCCACTCTTGTGAATTTATTAATTGTTACTAATGCTGTAATTTTGTCGTTAGAATATTCTAAAGGTATTATTAAACTAGAGTCACCAATATATTCAATTATGGTTTGTTCATCCTGAATGAACTGAGTAAAAGCTACAGTTCCTAGAGCCGCACACAACTCTAACTGGCGACTCATCATAACATTAAAATTATTATTCTCCAAAATTTCCCAAAGGGCTTTAGTTTTTTCTTCACTGTCTAATTTGATTTGTACTTTATTTGACCATAGCAGTTTAGACATATCTTCGCTAACTTTTTTAGCGTAATTCATAGTGAGTTTTTCTTTCTTAACTACAGTTCCATCGGCGAGTGTCATATTATAGAAATGAAAATCTAACACACAACCTTTATACCAATCTTTCCACTCTTGCAATTTTAAATAATAATTCGGGTCTATGCTATAGTGCCCATCGCTTATTAATTTTTTTATAATCTCGGCTTGTATCATATTAATCTCCAAATAAAGCTCTATTTTGAGGTGTATCTTCATACATTTGGCTAGCGTAAGTTGACCAATTGGCAGCGGCTTGATAAACTGCTAATGATCCAACAGGGACGTAGATTCTTAGTGCAGAACTTATGCCATTAAACACATTAACATTCGCTAAAGTGGTAATAGTTGATGGGGCAGTGAAGCGTTTGAGCGTTATATAACTCAATGCATAACAATTCTCAAATGCCGTAGCATTAATTGTTGTTACTGCTGCAGGAATAATAATATTCTGGATCCCACTTAGTGCAAAGGCCGAAGAATTAATTGTTGTTACAGTTTCTGGGATTATAAAAGAACGCAAGGTATAAGAAGAGGAAAAAGCATTTGAACCAATAGCATTATTAACAGTTTCATATTTTATTGATCTTAAATTAACGCAAGCGCGGTTACAACCCGAAGACAAAGATGTCACTTCAGATGGATAATTTACAAAAATAAGATTGGTGCAATTTACAAAAAGGTTACTACTAATAGTAGTTACATTTTTTGGTATGTCCAATCCAGAAAGTGACTCTGCGAAATAGAAACAAGAAGTGTTGAGCGTAGTAACAGAACTTGATAAAGAAATATTTTGCAACCCGCGGCAACTATCAAAAGTGTTAGCTCCGATTGATGTGACAGAATTAGGAATAATAATGTTTGTTAAGCCCATAACCGAAGAAAATGCGTTTTGAGAAATGCTGGTAACATTTTTAGGAATTGAGACAATAGATAATTTCCGTTGAACATAAAAAGAATAGGCCAACAATGTTGTATATGAATCACCAATAAAACATGATTCCAGACAAAAAATATATGGCGACGTTGAAGCACCCCCAACAAAGGAGGTTGTGTTGCTACCATTTCCCACACCATATGTACCATCACCCGAACTTATCCACATTTTTATTTCATATTTGCCCGCTGTTGCATATATATGAGTAGTATTTAAATTGCCTGAAGTTGTTGTAGTATAATTAGCACTCCCATCTCCCCAAGATATTGTTAACTCTGAAGTATCACTCTTATAAAAATATAGAGGTACTTCTAAACCGCTACCAGAATTCACAACAATAAAAGCGTGAGTCTTTCTGATTCCACTTTCCGCAGCATTTCTATATGTTGCACCAATAACTTTGTTCCATTGCACATTTGTTAAGTCGGTCTGATTCCACTCAACAAATTCCAAAGCACACGAGTTGGCGGTTGCCGCTAAAGTTGCATCTATACTGGGTGCCACAACGGTTTCCCCTGCATTTACGTACCGATCTATATTCTTGTGTACTAATACACCATCTTCAATATCCAAATACAGAAATCTTACTAGATAAGTCCCGCTGTCCTGAAATATTTTGGGTTTGACAATCATAATGCACCTCCCGCCACTGCTTTAATAACAGCAATACTCAAACTTAATGTTACAAGAGGTATAGTAGTTACAGTGAATGTTATAGTATCACTAGATTGTGTGTAACTTAAACCGTAATCAATGTAATAGGTGTCAGGAGCTTGTACTATTACTATATCGGCAGCAAGTAATCCTGTTATTGTTTGTGCAAAACTATTAGTACTCCAATCACTTGTTAGTATATCAAGTGTATAAGTTTTATTGATTCTTAAATCCAATTCACTCTGTACGTTAGTAAGTACATCTCCACCATTGTCATAACTAATTGCACTTGCTGGATGAGAATTAGTTGCTTCTCTGTTTATTAGAGCGTTGTGATCTGTGGTACTTGCTGAAGTAGCAACTCCTGTCTGAACTGTTCTGAAATCTGCACTTTCAACATATACCCCAGCTGGAGTTCCTGTTGTTCTTTGATAAATAACTCTATATATTAATTTCCATTCTGCTGTGCTTAAATTAATTATTGGAGCTGTGGCATTTCTTGCATTAGTAAGATTTGAATAGTCACCTTGTCCAACAACACAATAAATTGGCTCTGTGGGATCATTAGTCGCATATACCCAATTGGTTGCATACCTATTATTTGTGACATCTTGTAGTGTTCCTGATCCATTATCATATTGAAGAATACCACCTCCACTCACGGCTTTAGCATAATTTGAACCACGAACTAATCTCATCCCCGTAGTTGCATTTCTATACCATAAAGAACATGTCGTACGCGTGCTACCTGTATCGGCTTGTAAATCTTCATCGTAGATAATACCTTGAGTAACACTTAAAGTAGATGTTGTAAATGTTCCAGTTAAACCCGACTTGTACATTGCTCCTATATTCATGTGTGCCCAATTGTGCCACGCTTTGTTTCTTTCATGTCCATGTCTTTCATCTGTTAAAGCATACGTGGAAGCATCTTTGAAACAAATCCCAACTGGTATATTAAGTCCGCTTGTAATATCCCACGCCGAGATACTCTTTTGCAACACGCCTGAAGAATCCAAGTAAACGTATGTTATTGTCTGATCACTTGTAACTGTGACTGTTTGAGTGTTGGTCAAGACACGTTTGACACCAGTTGTATAAACCACAAATGACGTCACTGCTGGTGCTAAAGTAACCACGCCCGATCCATCTACCGCTATTGTTGAGTCTGTTCTGTTCACGAATCCCGCATAAGTTTTATAGACGTCTGTAGTGCTGTTCTCCCATCTTGTCCCGCTATACTTTAAAGTATCACCAGTTGTCAACGAGCTTGTATATACATTGGATAAACGTTCCACAGTTGGCAAAGTACGAGATTGTACCGCTATTTGACCTGTTCCACTTTTGACCTTAACCATCCCAATTACTACTGTTGTGTTCGGTGCATCTGGTCTTGTTGTTCTAAATCCTCCTGCAACTGTATCTGAGAGATAAAGAATGTCTCCAGCATTGTATGAATTAGTGTTAACTCCGCGAACAGTACCCAGCACGGTCACGAAGCCGTCCTCATTGTGAGGTATATCGTCTGTTGTTAACCCTAGATATTTGAGAGATGTTGCCTCTGAATTTGCTTGAGCTTTTGCGATTGTTGGTCGGTTGCCTGTAGCACCAGTAATGTAGACTGGTGTACCGTTATCTATTTGTGAACCAGTTTCATTTCTAACTCTTGCCCATGCTTCTTGCCCTATCTGATTGGTACTATTTGTACTTGCATCATATTCCCAACATTTGTCAGTATTGTTCCACCTTAATCTGCCTACCTTATTACTGCTGGTTGCTCCTGTATTAGCATCTATATAGTCAACATCGATTATTCCAGCACCTTCAAAAGTTAAGTCACCAGTCATAGTATCGCCAATAATAGCGACTGCACCAACCTCTGATGCTGTGTATGTCGGTTTTGTTGATTCTTTAGCCCAAGCAGGCACAGTTGGATCAACCTCAATCGTTAAATAACTTCCTGCTGGCTGTAACCCCAAATCTGCAGATGTTTTGTTTCCAGACAATTCCACGGAATTAATACTTGGTTTATTGCTTAGATCATCATAATCCATTGTACCGCTACTGACAGTTGTGTAATTGCCGTCATCGCCTAAATACTTACTGCCATCGCCTGTGGAAACTAACTTACCAACGTTTGTTTTTTCTGTTGATGTAAGGTGGATATTTGAATCTGAAATATGAGATTGTATGTTTGAATTGGCTGGCTCGTAACTGCCCTCTGGTTGTATTCCCAATTCACTTAGAGATCTGTTGCCAATTAGTTCAACTGAATTTATTTGGGGTTTATCATCAAGATCATTGTAATCTATTGTTTCGGTTACGAAATTATAAGTGCCATCATCACTTAGATATTTTGTGCCATCCCCCGTAGTATCCAAGATTGAAGTAATATTATATAAGTCTGCTATTTGAGCGGTATGAGTAGCTATAATATCTGGATTAGATTCTGCAGTAATTGTTGAAATATTTAGAGCATCATCAATTGTCAGATTGTATTTTTCCCATTGGACCTTGACTGTGTCGCCTTGAGAATTCAAAATAGTCGCCCACAATTGCAATTCTAGTGTGCCTATTATTGTGAGTGAGTCATCTAGATCTAAAAAATAGCTTGTTTCTGAAGTACCAAGCTCAATCTGTTTTGTTATTATTCCATTGCGGCAATCCATAACAAAAGTAAAATCTTCGTAATCATCTGGCACTACTATTTTAATAATAGTTCCATAATTCTCGTTATCAAAAGTGTAAACTCGATTTTCGTTATAGACTCTCCCATTTACTAAATAATTTAACGTTAAAACCTTATACATTATTCTCTCAATCCTAACTTTTCTAGATTTATTCGCGTAATTGCAACTTCCTTAAATTATCCTTGACATAATACTGAAATGCATCAACGGTGTGGTCGGCATAGTGATAAGAGTAATCCTTGCTATGTGTATTATAATAAATTTCAGTGCTTGACAATTCCTTTTCTAGTTTATCAGGGTTTGGCTTACCTTTTTCCACACTTTCTATACACCAAGAATAATTCGTCATTTCTTTTTTAAATATTTTATTGTTAGGGTTATCAATGATTCTAAACTTGCATCTCGAGATAAAGTCTTGAGAAAATTCAATCAGCTCTTCCTTGTTTTTGCCTTTGTTGACGGGATATAACCTTATCCCATAATCTTTATAATATTGATTCCTAACCGCTCCATCTGCACTATCTACTGTCTCTCTATCCACTGCTGTTTTGTATTCCCGCTGAATATAACATCTAAAATTAAATATATCTCTACACAATTCGGTAGGTGCTTTCTTAATTTGTTTCTCATTTGGGGAATAGTAATAAGT